CTAGCCCAGTCCCGGCGATTCCTTCGGTCATCCTGACCGTAACCAGTTGTGTAGGTGCATAATGGCTGTCATCACCCCCATACCCAAGACTCAGTTCATCGGTGCTGACGGCGCTCCTCTGGTCGGCGGTAAGGTCTACACTTATCAGGCCGGCACGACGAGCCCGCAGGTTACATATACGGATTCGACCGGATCGGACGCTAACACGAACCCGATCATTCTCGACTCGCGCGGCGAGGCGAATATCTGGCTCGGTGAGGCGACGTATAAATTCAAGCTGACCGACGCCAATGATGTTGAGATCTGGACGGTCGACTATATCTCCGCCCCGACGACGGCCGTCTCGCCGGTTCTGACCGGCAACGTCACGATCTCGACCGACTCGTCCGGCCCGGCGCTCAAGATAACGCAGACCGGCACGGGCGACGTTCTGCGCGTGCAGGACAGCGTCGACCCCGACCTTACGCCTTTTGTCATCAACGCGGCCGGGCTGGTCGGGCTCGGGACCGTCGCTCCGGCCGAAGCGCTGGACTTAGATAATAACGGGCGCATACAGTTTTCGGCTAACGGCACGCCGCGCACGGTTATCTCGGCCGACGCCACCAACTCGACTATAGATGTCCGTGACGCCCGCAACCTTGTCTTGCGTGTTAATAGCGGAAATCGTCTGACGATTGCCAGCACGGGCATGACCACGCTCGCAAATGGCCTGACCGTATCGGCCAGCGGCGCGGCGATCACGGGCAATAGTTCGGTAGCAGGCACGCTTACGGCTACGACATTCTCGGGGGCTTGGGAGAACTTGCCCGCCGGCACCGTCATGCTGTTCGTGCAGACTTCAGCTCCGACCGGTTGGACTAAGTCCACGGCGCATGACAATAAAGCGTTGCGCGTAGTGTCAGGCTCCGCCTCGTCAGGCGGTAGCGTCGCGTTCACGACGGCGTTTGCTTCGCAGGCTGTGACCGGTACGGTCGCCAGTTACACGCTGACGACGGCCGACATTCCGTCGCATAATCATAGCGCCACCAGCACCAGCACCAGCTCTAGCACCAGCTCGGTAACGGATTCTGGTCATACGCACCCATTTACTACTTTTTCTACCGCAGGCTTGGCGGTGCAAGGCGGCGTCGTTGGCATCAACTACATAACGGCGTCAACAGGCGGCACTACTTCCAGCGCTACAACCGGCGTAACGGTAGGAACTACCACCACAACCTCTACTTCTACGTCTATCGGCAACACGGGCGGCGGCGGCGGCCATGCGCACGGCTTCTCCGCGCCGAACATAAACCTCGCCGTTCAGTATGTAGACGTAATCATAGCGACGAAAAACTAATGGAACTCAAAAACGGAACCTTCTGTCCGCTCATCAAAAAAGACTGCGTGCAATTAAAATGCGCGTGGTTTACATTGTTGCGCGGGGTAAATCCCAATACGGGCAAAGAAATAGACGAATGGATATGCGCTATTACGGCCATGCCTATGCTTCAGATTGAAGTGGCGAAGGAAGTCCGTCAGGGCGCAGCCGCGACCGAGTCTTTCCGTAATGAAGTGGTTGCTATATCATCGCAACCCGTCACGCCGCTCATCGGCAGGAGCTAACAATGGACCCTTTCACCTTAGCCCTTCTCGGCAGTTCCGCCGCCAGCGGTCTGGGGTCCGTTCTGGGCGCTCGCGCCTCGGGGCAGGCGTCGCAAGCGCAGTCGCAAGCAGCCACACTGTCGGCGCTCATTCAGGCGCAACAGGCCGAACAGGCTCGTCAGGACATTCTGCACGGGCAAGGGCAGGCGACCACGGCGCTCCGCGAGGCGCAGGCTCCGACGCTGGAGGCTCTGCGCACGTCTTCGCAGCAGGCGCAGGATATGTTGCGCGGCGGCACAACGGCCGCCTCGGCTGAGCTGGAGGCGGCTCGACGCGCGGCGATTGATCCTCTTCTTCAGGCGCAACAAGCGCAGCAACGCGCATTGATGGGCGGTCAGCGTCAGGGGCTTGGCGCTCTTGGCGGCGCTTTCGGTATGCAAGCCGGCTATCAGCAGCCATATGTGTCGACGGGGGCGGGCGCGCAAAATCAGCTCGCGGCGCTCTATGGCGTCGGCGGCGATGTCAACGCGCCGGGTTACGGCTCGGCTATGCGTCAGCCGACGCTCGAAGAACTTCAGATGGACCCCGGCTATGCGTTTCGCATGGCCGAAGGCCAGCGCGCTATGCAGTCGACGCTTGGCTCGTCGGGTATGCGCGGCTCGGGCGCAGCGCTGAAAGCCGCGACGCGATATGGACAGGAAGCTGGCAGTCAGGAGTATCAGAACGCCTACGCGCGGTTTATGGCGAATCGTCAGGCTGCGCTGTCCGGGCTTCAGGGCCTTGCGGGCTCGGGTCAAGGCGCGGCGAATGTTATGACTCAGGCGGCGGGTAATCTCGGCACGGGCGCGGCGGGGATATTCGGCACAACGGGCGCTAATTTGGCCAACATTTACGGGACGACCGGCCAAAACGTCAGTAATATTCAGTCGGCGACCGGCCAGAACCTTGCCAACCTTCAGGCGCAGCAAGGCACCAATCTGGCGGCGAATGTGCTGGGCACCGGCCAGAACGTCGCTAACGTCTATTCGGGCACAGGCACCAATCTGGCGAACGTCTACACGGGCACGGCTCCGCAGCTCGCCAACATCTCGCTTGGCACCGGGCAGGCGCTTGGCACAGGGTTGGAGAATGCCGCGCAGGCCCGCGCGTCCGGCTATATGGGTGGCGCGTCTGCGCTGTCTCAGGCGCTGGGCAACGTCGGGCAGAACGCGCTGGCCTATAGCATGATGGACCGCATGTATGGTCAGGGCGGCGGGGCTCCGTTAGGCGGTATGTTTGGCTCGCCGTTTCCTCGCAGCTACGCAACTTTAGGATAAGTCATTATGCCCGTTCGCTATGACATAGCCGCGCAAGTTCCGCAGATGAGTAGCGCGGGCATAGACCCGCTCAACATGATGGCGCAGTTGCGTCAGCAACAGATGTCGCAGGCGCAGCTTGCGCGGATGTCGCAAAGCATGGACGTGCAGGATCTTCAGGCGCGGATTGCCGCGCAGCGAGAACTTCGCCAAGCTGAAGCGGCTGAACGTCAGGCCGGGCTATACGGCGCGCAGCAGCAGGAAGCGGAACAGAAAATACAGGCCGGCAAGATCGACCTCTATAAGAATATGTTCCAAAATTTCGTCAACGACCAAAAGTCGCTGGATAGTTTTGTGACTATGATGGAGCGCGACTTTCCGCAGGGCGTCGCGGCGTTCAAGGGCAAAACCTATTCGGACGACTGGAAACAAAGTCTTTTGAAGCCTGAAGGCGACTATATGGAAGCTGGCGGCGAAGTATATCAGAAGACCGCGCGAGGACTTAGACCCGCACCTATCATCCAGCCCGAAGCCATTCCCGGCCCGCGTCAGGACATGGCGACGGCGCTTATCAAAGAGCGCGAAGGGTTTATTGAGAAACCGAAATACGACGTGAACGCCTATCGTGCCGGGTATGGTAGCGACACCGTGACGTTGCCGGACGGCACTGTCCAGAAGGTGACGCCCGGTATGCGTGTGTCGCCCGAGGATGCTGAGCGCGATCTTCAGCGGCGCATTCAAACTGAGTTCGTCCCGAAGGCAGCGGCCAAAGTCGGCGAAGAAGTTTGGTCTACGCTGCCCGAGAACACGCGCGCGGCGCTGACTTCGGTTGCGTATAACTACGGCACGGTCCCCAGCCGTATCGTTCCGGCTGTGCAGTCGGGCAATCCTGAGACGATTGCCCGGGCTATTGAGAGTTTGGCCGGCGACAACAAGGGTATCAACGCCGGGCGGCGTATGCAGGAAGCTAACATCGCTCGCGGCACGGGTATGCCCGGCTCGCGCGCGGTCCCGGCTTTCGCCGCTGGCGGCGCGCCGTCGTTCATGGGCGGCCCCGAGATCATGCCGCCGATCAATATGATGGCCCCGCCGGCTGCGCCTATGAACGCGATGGCTGCGCCGGCTATGCCGACGCCGCCCGCACCGCAGCCGGCTCAGCCGATCACGGTTGGCACCAAGACGCAGGTCAAAGGCCAGAGCAACGTCGAAACGACGCTCGGTAAGATGATGGACAAATACAACAAGCTCGATCAGTTGGAGGCTATCCCCAGCTCTTCGCGCGGCGCGCTGTCCAACATCGCCGCTTATGCGGCTGGCACGACTGTCGGGCAGGAAGTCGAGAAGGCCCGCGCAACGCCGGCTCAGCAGCAGCGTAACGAGTTAAAGGCGCTTCGTCGGTCGCTTCTCAAAGACATTATGTCTGCTACCGGCGCGTCCGCCAAAGAACTCGACTCTAATTTTGAGTTGAAAAGTATGCTCGAATCGCTGTCTGACGAGACTATGGACATTGATTCCGTCCGTCGTATTATTGCTGATCTTTCAGCGCGCTACGGCCGTGGCGGCGTCTCTGCGCCAGAAGAAGCGGCTCCTACGCCGGCCGCGCCGGCCGCTGCGGCAGGGCCTCAGGTCATTGATTTCAGCCAGCTTCCCAAGAGGCGCTAATGGACGTTCGGCTTCCTGACGGCACGATTATAAAAAATGTGCCGGATGACATAACGCAGGAAGACTTGATGGAGCGCGTCGGCATGATGCGTCAGCCATCTGAAGGCCTGACTATGGGCCGCGCGGCGGAAGTCGCGGGCGGCGCTGTCGCGCCTATCGCTGCCGCAGCTGGTTTGGGCGGCCTTGTCGCAGGGCCGGTTGGCGCTGTCGCGGCTCCCGCTGCGCTCGGCGTCGCGGATCTGGCGACAACGCTCTACAATCTGGCCGCGCCCAAAATGGGCACGTCGCAGGTCCGCACGCCGTCTGACATCGCGCGCCAGTATCTGACGCCGGAATCATTCAAGCCCCGCACGCAGGCTGAAGAGCTGTTGGCCGCCGCCGCTGAAGGTGGCGCGGGCGCACTGACGGGCGCAGGCGCAGCGAACGTGCTGGCGCGCCGCGCGGCCCCCGGCGTCGTGCGTAACGTCATGACCACCATGGGCGAGCGCCCGCTTGTGCAGGCAGGCGCTGGCGCTGGCGCGGCCGCAGCACCGGTTCGCGCTGAGCAGATGGGTGTCGAAGATCCTCGCGCGCTGCTGGCGACGAGCCTTGTCGGCGGCTTGGCCGGCGCGCGCGGCGCAGCCGGGCTACAGCGCGGCGTCGAGTCCGCGACAGCGGCGGGGCAGCGCGGGCTTATGGGTCTGGTCGGCAAACCCCCAACAACTGAAGCGCTTGGGCAGCGCGCCGCTGAGTCTTTTGAGCGCGCTACATCTATGGGCGTGCAGTATGACCCGCAGGCGTATCAGTCATTTGCGGGCGGTCTGGAGTCTAGCCTGAAGGGGTATGATCCTGACTTCAGCAAGTTCGCCGATGTTAAAGTCGCCATTAACAAGCTGAAAGATCTAGACAGCCAGCCGCTGACGATTGAGCGGCTGCACAACGCGCGGCAGATGCTGGGCGTCTTGCGTGGCGACAGCGAGAAAGACGTGCGCCGGATGGCCGGCATCCTGACGGATCGTCTGGATAGTTTCATTACCGACAGCAAGAACGCCATCGGGGCTAATTCGCAAGAAGCCGCCGACGCGCTTATGTCCGGTATCCGCGACTACCGCATGATGTCGAAAAGTTCGGAGATTGAGCGACTTATCGACCGCGCCAACTTGTCGGGCGGCTCCGCCGAAAACATCGAGTCCCAGTTCCGTTCGTTGGCCAAGAACGAAGGCCGTATGCGCAAGTTCACGCCCGATGAACAGACGATGATTCGACGCATCGCCAAAGGCGAAGAGGGCTCGTCTCTTGCCAATCTCGCCAGCATGGTCTCTCCGACGCGCAACCCGACTATGCTTGCCTCGCAGGCGCTTGTCGGCGGGTATGGATTGTCCAGTGACGATCCCTACGCAGTCTTCGGCGCGGGCGGGGCGGCGTTGGCCGGCGCGGGCGGTAGAGCTGTCCGTAACGCTCTGGCGCGGCGGGCGGCGTCCAACGTAGCGGCTATGACGCGCGGCGCGCCGACAGCCGTTCCTTTCTCAGTTCAATTTGCGCCGCTGGCCGCTCCTATTGCGACACAGGGCGTCAACGCGATGGCGAGGCGATGACGAGCGAAACACAGATCTTCTTTGACGTGGCCGTGGCCGTCATCGGCGCGCTGGGCGGCTGGATTCTGAACACGGTCTGGACGGCCGTAAAGGAACTTCAGAAGGCGGATAAAGAGCTGGCCGAGAAAGTCGGTGAGATCGAGGTGCTGGTCGCCGGGCGCTACGTCACCCGCGACGAGTTCAACAGCACGCTCTCACAGGTGTTTGCCAAGCTCGACACAATCCGCGATCTAATCGCTATGAAGGCTGACCGATGAATCTGGCGGTCTTCTTCGACGAGGTCCGCAACAGCCTGTTCGGTGGCAGGCTGACGCAGGATCAGGTTGTCGGGATGGAGAACATCATCAACTACCGCGATGACAACTATCGCGGCGTCACGGACGATCAGCTCGCCTATATGCTCGCCACGGTCAAGTGGGAGACGGCGCACACAATGCAGCCGATCAAGGAGTATGGCTCGCAGGCGTATCTGCGGTCCAAGCCCTACTTCCCCTATTACGGGCGAGGGCTCGTCCAGCTTACGTGGAAGGCCAACTACGAGCGCTACAAGATCGCCAACACGCCCGAGAAGGCGTTGGAGTGGCCGACATCGCTTCAGGTCATGTTTGACGGCATGACGAAGGGTATTTTTACAGGCAAGAAATTATCGGATTATATTGCAGACGGCCGACGCGACTACGTGAACGCGCGCCGTATCATCAACGGCACCGACCGCGCCAAAGAGATCGCGGCCATAGCGGACGACTATCGCGACGCTATCATCAAGGCTCAAGAC